AGTATTTCCTCCGTCATTTGCACGAACAACCTTTACACGAATATACTTAAGTGCTTTTGCTTCTTCTTTTGTTTGAAGAATTGCATCAGTTGTATAAGTGGCTGCATCTGCACCTATTAAATTGTCCATTCCATGCTGTGTAATATCTTGGTAAGTACATGAAGCTGCTGCCGTTCCGTCATCTTGCAAAGTTCCCTCTATTGTATAAGTCTGGTCACCTGCTGTTCCTGGCGTATCTTCAATTTGAAGCCCTAGCTTTGTGTACCCTGCCATGTCAACATAATAGTAAGTAGTTCCATTGCCTTCACTAGAAGCGTCTGCAAGTGTTTCACCTACATAATTTTCCGAATCTGGATTTAACCTTGTAGTTTGTTCTGAATCAGAACCCGCGCTGTAAGCTTTCTTTTGCCCGTTATATCCAAGTTCGTATACTCCGTCGCTTGAAAAGTCTGAACCACCTGATTTAGTAATCGTGCTTCCTGATATCTCCATGTGTACACCGTTTGAACCGTTCACCCATATTTCTGCTGTGTTGCCTGTAGCGTCCACTTCACGGACATAAACAAGATCTTCTGAATTAACTGTGAATGGGGTTCCGCTTAAAGTGAGTGTTGAGGCGCTCGCATAGACAACCGTCCCGTCTCTGCCGTTCGTTGTAGCCTGATATTCCGAAGTAATGCTTGAAGCACCTGAAGCTACCCATAACTTCCCTGTGTCGTCTGTAATTAAAGGCTGGTAATCGCCGTCTGCGCCTGATAATGCCTCTGCGGCATCTTTCCGCACAGTAAGAATCTGAATCCCTGAGTCGCCGCTTGAATGAGCCGCGTCTTCTGCCTTAGCCAGATCACTGCCTGAAGCATCAGCAAGAACTGTTCTTACTGCCGCATCTCCACTCGCTGTTTCTACAAACTTCTCTTTTTCGAGCTGATGCCTATTAGTTGAGATTGCCATAGTAATTTCTTGTTAATTTATAATTTTTTGGTACGACGGGGGTAGTTTGCCCCGCCGTAGGCAATCCGTCCCCATATATGTTATGCCTCCGCTTCGGCCACTTCCCTGCGCAGACGCACTTCGGACTTGCACCAATATTTGTCAATACCGAGCCTTTTGGCTCTCGTCCTAAGATCGTCCAGGGACAGTTTCTCGCTTTCGGCCTGTTTGTCGTCTCCCGATCTCTCGGAACTTGCCACTTCGGACTGCTGAGCAGACTGTCTTCTTTTAAGCCCAGCCTCTCTCAGCTCCCCGCTTCCGATAGGATACTGCTTCCTTCTCGGAACCTCGTCCGGCTCGCAGTAACTCCATTCGTAATTTTTCCTTACCATCTTTTCGGCTTTTTCTCTAGGCCAGCAGCTCTTCACCCCATATTCGTTTTTGACCCAAGTGGGAAGGAGCTTTCTTTTTGTGTCCTCATAATCCATATGATTTGGTTAGTGATAAATTCTTGGAGCTACCCTCCATAAAAGGAGGGCAGAATCTAAAAACTTATTCCTATACAGGTTCGTAGTAGTACAGTGTGATCGTCGCTGCTCCGCTTCCGTTAGTGACAGCAGCAGTGAAGTCCGAGTCGGTGGTTATCGTAACTTTTGGTGTCTTAGCAGCTGCGTGAAAAGCTGTGCCGCTTACTGCACCCATATCCACTCCTGCCGCAGCAGTAGAGAATACATCTGGAGTCCCTGTGTTGTATCTGTCCACATCTGTCCCGTCTCCTACCTGGATTGTCGCAGAAGTGTCTCCTGCAAATCCGGTAATACCATGGATCAGCGTTTTTACAAAATACGCTCCCGCAGGAATACTTGTGCTTAAATCGAGGGTCCCTGTTGCCCCCTCGCCGTCCGTGAAGTCCCCGACAGCGATAGCCTCTTGGTATACGCGCAAACATGGCTTTTTCATCTTTGCGTTCGTAACATTCGCGTCAGCAATCTTAGCTGTAGTAACATCCGCGTTAGCAATCTTATCTGTAGTAACATTCCCGTCAGCAATCTTGGCTGTAGTAACAGCATCAGAAGCTAAGTCGGCAGCAGCCACTTCTCCATCTGTAATTGCAGCAGAGTCAACCCCTGTAACGGCCCCAGACGGAAGATTCCCATCCCCATCTATTTGCGTAAAGTTTATTTTCAAACTCATCTTTCAAAAGGGTTAATGTTTAGGTCTTGACAAGGACTGCATGATCGTCTCTCATCTCTTTCACGCCGTAGATACAGTCAGCGACGGTGATCCAGCCAAGGTCTTCTACTGAATATTCGGATTGGACCCTGACATCTTTCTGCTTCGCAAGGGCGATTGCTTCTTTCTGGAACAACATGTTGTTAGTGTTGTTGCCTGATTTCGCAATATTCATTGACATATAAGTATCTACTCCGTAAAGGGAGCCTATGCTGCCCGTTTCCACAGGTCTTCCGCCGACATAATCGCTAGAAGTGTAAGCGGCAAGGTCAAGCAAATCACGTTTTACGTCAGGCCTAAATACGAAATAGCGCTCCTCTTCGGGAGCATCTGCTGTGTCCAGAAGTTCAATCGAGTCGAGAACCACATCAGTAGTAATCGCCGTATTGTAAGTTCCTTTTGTCTGAGAAAAAGAAGCTGCAAGGGTCGCAAGATCGCTGTCCATAGCTTTAGCAAGCGCATATCCGGCTTTCTTTGTATATGGAGCACGCAAATCTCGACGAGCCTGTGTAGCTGCCATGTCCTCAATAAGGAATGACACCTCTTTATGAGTATCGAGAGAGATATCGGTGTTTGTCTCAGTAGGAGCCTGCATTTGAACTTTTACGTTCTTCACCTTGTCATTAGCCACAAGGTTGCTCAAAGAGGGGACGTGGATTGTGTCTCCATCTGAGCTTTCTTTCGAGAAGTCCCAAGCAAGCTTACCAAGAACAAGTTTTGACTCCGTGTCGGCAAGCGTCTCTTTGCTCCAGATTTCCGGTATAAAGACGTCTGCCTCGGTGGTCGTAATGTTGTTCGGCATGTTTCATTAGTTAATTATTACAATCCCGTCCTCGTTTCATTCAGGGTTAAATTCCCCAGCTAAGAGCTAAATGAACAACTGCTTCTCCTGTGACGGTTCCCCCTGAAGCCTGCGTCTTGACCTTGATCTCGATCACATCTCCTGAGGAAATCTCCACATGCGGATTGGCAGAAGTAGCGTAAGTCCCGTCTACGGTGAAGGTCTGAACATCGCCAGCCGAGCCGCCTTGAGAAGCGGTCAACGTAGCAACCTCATTGCCACCCACCTCGATAGAAATCACACCCTGGGTACCGGTTTGAGAACCGGTGGCCTCGGTCCATTCTGCATAGCACCCTGACACGTCTAGGTAGCCATTAAACGGAGCGTCGAACGTCTCCACCGAAGTACCGGCAGAGTCGTTTATGTCGGCTACCGTTCTGGCTTCCTTCATTTCTATAATCATCGTGTTATGTGGTTATAAATTATTTAAGTTCACCTTCACGGATCAGTCTTTCGATTTCCGGCAGATTCTTTTTGTACTCCTCCGGCGACATATTTCGGATGTCCGCTCTGGTGATTGCTCCACCACCTTTATTCGATACTGGCGTGGAAGCAGATTTTCTTGCTCCCAGCGTCTTTTTCCTGACAACTTTTTTAGGTGATTTCCCTTCACCCCATCCCCTTTTGTAGGCTTCCTCATAGGAGATATTCCATGCTCTCGCCGCGCCATCAATCATTCTCGCTGCGAAATCTGTTATTTCCGGGTGCTCTTGCCTGAATCTGGCGAGAGTAGCCTTTCTGGCCCGATCAGCTTCTAGCTGCCTAAGCTTTGCATCAACCTGGTCCTCTGTTACAACACCGTATCTCTTTAGAGTCTTTTGGGCTTCCGCTATCTCTTTCTCCTCATCGGAAAGCTCTTTTGGTGTTTCGGGCTGCTTCGACCCTTGTTCGAGCTGCCTTTCTCGCTCTCTAAGCTGCTGCATATTGTACGTGAAGTGTTTACCTTTAGAGACAAGCTCCTTGAGCTCCTCTTCGGTATACTCTTCTCCGTCAATCAGAACGGCTTCCTGCCCCTCTTCGCTGTCATCCTGCTGCGCTTCGTCAGAAGAGGGATCGGCTTGGTTGTCCTCCTCGACTTCCGCATTTGGTTGGTCTTGTGACTCCTGTCCAGGGTCATCTGGCGTTGATTCCTGCGCAGGTTGGTCTGTTGACTCCTCGTGGGTAGTCTCATCTTTTGTCATATCGAATTAAGTTAGTGATAGAGTGATGCTAGCCCGCTAAGCGAGGACGGAAGAACTTAACAGGCTAGAATCACCCTGTCACAAGACTGATTGTTAAAGGTCGGGGTCTTGTACAATTTTTGTATTCATAAACGCATATAATTCATCTATAATTTTTGCTTTTTCCTGTAGTCTGATCAACTGATTTTGCGAGCAGGTTTTTAGTTCATGTGCTATAAATTTCTTTTTTATCTCGAAAAATTCATCGAACAATTTCCACCCTTTATGCTGCCGAAGGTCTTTCATTAGCTTCGCCTGGCTAATTAACTCATTGGTTTTCTGTTCAAGCTCTTTTTGGAGCGGGTGAGGCTCCTTTTTCCAGAATCCTCTAAATATATCCAATTTTCCTTTATCCATCGGCTACGGTGTTAACTGGTGAAGGTTGCATGGGAGCGCTTCCGCCCTTAGGGGGATTAGGCCTGCTTTCCGCGTTCTGCGGCAGCATTCCTCCTCCCTGCCCCGGAGGCTGCCCCCCCTGAGGTTGTTGCTGTTGCATATCTTTGATATAGCTCTCAGGGTTAGGCTTCTGATAAGCGTCTCTCAATATATCTGTAAAGACTTTCGTTGCATCCACCGGCACTCCAAGCTGCATAAACTGAGCGGTTGTGTTCCCTATATTTACAGCGTCTTTGGCCTTCCCTACAGCCGAATAAGCGGTAGTGGAACCAGCCTCCACTTTAACGGTCGCCCTCTCCGCAATGTCCTTAAAGACTTCCGCGCTTACCTTTGTGAATTTGTCAGGAACATCATCCAGTGACGGGACTCCTTCAGGAGCTCCTGATTGCTTTTCTCTCTCTATATCTCTCGGAGTTCTTTTCCTCCTTATAAGAATCTCGTCTTCAACGAAATAATCTGCAAGTCTGAGCCAGAGCTCTCCTATCCTTGAAATAGAAGTCTCCAAATGCCTGACCACGTTATTTATCTGTTTCGATCTTTCCGCATCTCTTGATTCTACGCCGGTAGCGGTGGAATTAAAGCCCTGCACTCCACCCCTGTCAGTGTAGTCAATGGTCTGTGAGATTGTCTGAAAGTCCCTGTTAAGCTGAGCCTCTTCCGCGTACCCGCTCTGTGGAGCGATAGGCTTTTCGACTGTTCTGAGAACGGTATTTATATCTGTTCCTATAGGGAGTTCGACTCCTATCATGTTATTCGGCCTGTGTACAAGCGTCGAGGGGTTGATCCCCGCGTTGAGATTGTACATCCATTCAGGATAATTCACAGAATTGTTAAAATCAATCCTGGCATTTCTGAGGTTATTATATTCAATCTGCAATCCTTCGAGCGGCTCAACCTCTCCTATTCCATAGAACTCTCCCTGCACTTTATGATCTATGAATTCTATAAAAGGTCTGAAACCTTTATCGTTACGCTCGCAGCGGATAACGTCGATCAGCGTCTTGTCCTGCCAGACGGTAGTGATTATATATTCCTCTTCCTTTTCCGGTTTCCCGTCAGGAGAGAAATAACCCCAGTATTCTTTCAGCGTAAAGGTTCCTTTATCTATATCTCCTCTCCATCCGCTGACACCCATAAATTCGTCCAGTTCACGTTTCTCTTCAGGTGTATATTTGCTGTCCTGCCTGGCTGAGAGGATGTCTTTATCTTTTTTCAACCTGCTAAGATCGTAAATGTCTCCATCCTGTAAAAGCTGAGACAGCCTTTGATTGTCTAGAATATCTATGTTTGCGATACTCTCTTCGAGGGTTTCGCATCTGGGGTCTGTCAGCACGTCAAAGATAGACCTTGTTTCAAAAGTGGGTCTTTCAATAACAAGCACATCCTCTTCCTCCGTCTTCTTCACGGTTTCTCCCGTCTCTTCATCTATATCTTCATATTCCATCTCCAGGGTTTTCCACTCCTGATTCCATCCGACTTTTCCGACTGCCGTACCGTAGACAAACCCTTCCTTGACCCAGCCTTCGAGCCTCTCCTGCACTTTATCTTCCTCCCACCAAAAGTTAAGAGCGTCTCTCACCTGCGGCAAATACTCTATAGCATCGTTTTTTCGCGGGGTCAGGACGAATTTCGGGGAGTGGGCGACTACAGCCGGTGTTTTCTTCTCTATTATTTCCCAGATTTTCGGAATAAACACATCACTTTGACCGGGCAACTTCCCTTCGTTCTCAAACAAACGATAGATTCGATAAAAATCCCTCCATTTTTTTCTGAGCCGCTGGTTAAGATTCAAAAAATCTTCTTCAACTTTTTTTACGTGTGTTTCCGCCCTCTTCCTAAGCTCATAAGAAAGAGTTTTTGCCAATCTGTGATATTTTTAAGATTATCTCCGTCTTATATCGTTCTGATGCAGTGCTTTTTTGTGAGGCATCCTTCCGATCCACCTGATTCTACCGTGACACCCCGATCTTCTGCATTTAACGTCCTCATCTCGTAAATCAATCCTGAAATCTCCGAATTCTTCAACGACCTCGTCCCCAAATCTCTTATTTACGGCTCCGCATCTTGTGCAAACTCCGTCCCATGCAATATGATCACACAATCTGCGTTCCTTTTCCGCCCTTTGTATAATTTTCTTATACGTCATTCTGTCACATTAAATGAATATAATACGAAAAAAGTCAAGCATATTGCTTAATTTTCGAGAATTGCAAGCACGTCCCTCTTGTCTATCATCTTGACATCCTCCCCATCCACTTGCAATTCTATAGCTCCGTACTTTTCAAATAAAATCTCTTGACCTGCTTTGAAAATGTTGTCCTCTCCCCCCACTGCGACAATGATTCCTTGTGACGGTTTCTCTCTTGTGGCTGTTTGAGCGATAATTATACCGCTTTTTGTCG